TTTCCTCTTTGAAGTAGAACCCGCCGACCTGATCGCGTGCGGTCGAGATAAAGCGCGCGAGGGTCGGTGCCATGATCCAGGTCGGCCGGATCATGCGGCTCATGCCGTTCTGCAAGGCGAGGATCGCGGCCGAGGCGCCGGCCAGGATCGCGGTGAGCTGGTCGCCCGGGGCCGGCGTCGCTGGCATCGCGGTCACCGTGATGACGTTGGCGGGCAATGCCAGATGGCGCATCCCGACCGGCCCCTTATCGGTGCCGTCGCCGCGCAGGAACGCCAAGTCCTCGCGCCGGGCAACGGTCTGCACCAGATCGTCACGCACCACTTCCTCGACCCCGATCGGCGCGCGGCGGATCAGATCGTTGGACACCGGCACCATCGCGGTCAGCTTGCGGGCGACGAAGTTCACATCGTCAAACCGCTCTTGCGAAATGGTGATGTCATCCAGTTCGTTCTGATACGAGGCGATGGCGCCACCGGCGAGGCGCGGGATGGTCAGGTTGCCCATCGGCATACCGACCTCCATCGGGCCGGCGCCGCGCACTGCCGTCATGGCGCGCAGCAGTTCGATCAGATCGGCCATGAAGTCTTGCGGGATCAGCGCGCCACCCTCGCCGGTGATGCCGGCATTCAGCGCACGGGCCACCACGTCATCGCCAAAGCGGTTGTTGACGAACTCAGCGGCCTTATCCAGCCCGACCTTGAAGAAGCTCGCATGCATGAGGCCCAGCACGTAGCGCGCGGCCTTCACGCCCCGCTTGTCTTTCAAGCCGGCGTCGGGATCAGGCTTCGCCCTCGCCTGTGCGCGCTGGCGATAGCGGCTGTTGATCTTGTCGTCCGGGTCGGCGTCAGGGTCGCCATCCGGGTCCTGCGCGCCCTCCGCCGCTGCCGCCATCGCGGCGGCGACGTGCTGCAGGCGGCTGTCGATCGCGGCGAGTTGCCCGGCAAGGTCCTCGAACACGTTCGACTCTTCCTCATCCATCGGCTTGTCGCCGTCATCCTCGGCTTTCACCATAGTGGACATCTTGGCGACGATTTCAGCGCGCCGACGCTTCAACTCGCGATGCTTCTCGGAAAGGCTAGCCATGTTGGTTACTCCTGAAACGGTGTTGCGGCGGATCAGTCCGCCATTGCCACTGCGAGTTGGAGCACGCGTCGGCGGCGTGCCCGGGCTTTTGCTTGTTCTTCATTGAAAGCGGTCACTTCCTCGCCGCTTGCCGAGTTCGGTGTTGCTGTCACGGTGGCCGGATCGATCAGCGCCTCCGGGTTGGCGGGAACGGTGACGATCGACAACTCGACCAATTCCTGTTCCTCGAAGTCGATGCCGGGGAACCAGTCATCGGCACCGCGATCCTTGTCGCTGGTGAATGACCATTTGAGCGGTCGGAACCCGACCGAGGTCGCGGCGATGAAACCGGAGCGGGCGAGGCGATACACCGACTCGGCGAGCGCGCCGCCTTGCGGCAAGTCCTCCGGAACGAACTCGACGGAGGCTTTCAGCGCGCCGTCCTCGACCGCAACGTCGAACCCGCGACCAATCGGCAGCGAGTAGCTGTCATGGCCCCACAGCACGACCGGGTTTTTCCGGTAGTTGGTGAGGTCCCAGCCGTTGACCGCGATCGTGTCGCTCTCCCGGTCGACGGCGGCGGTGGAGATGGTGAACCGCAACACCCGCTTGTCGGATTCGATCGTGTCGACGGGCGCGATGATCTGCTTGCGCAGGGCGAGCGCGCCGCTGGCCGAACGGCGGTTGCGGTTGAGCATCTTGAACTGCGTGGCGCTAACTATCTGCATCGTCATCACCTCCGACAGTCGCCGGCTTCTTCGGCCCGGCCTGCTGGCCGATGGTCTGTGCCGCGTTCGGATCGCCGGTGTTGAGCGGCACGCGGTAATCGTCGCCGGTGCCGTCATCGATCGGGTCGAGGTTCTCACGCGCACGGACTTCGTTGCGCGACAGCCAGCCGTTGAGGGTGCCGATCTGGTATGCCTGATAGCGTTCCAGCAGCGGGCCGCGCGTCATGTCGTCAAAGTCGAACTTGCATTGCAGCGTCATGCGTTCGTCCTCGAACAACAGATGGCGGTCGAACAGTTGCTCGATCGAGCGCGCCACTGGTTTCAGCGCGCTGTCGACGTATTGCTGATTCTGTTGCTCGATGTTGTTGAGCGTGGCCTTGTCGAGTTCGCCCAGGCGGTGCGGTGGCACGCCGTAGAGGCGGCAAATATCAACCACCTGGAAGCGTCGCGTTTCGAGGAATTGCGAGTCCTCATTGGTCATCGCGATCTTTTCGAACTCCATGCCTTCCTCAAGCACGGCGACCTTGTGCGCGTTCTGCACGCCGCTGTGCGTCTCACGCCAGCTATTCGCGATCCGTTCGGCGGCTTCCTTGCTCAGTTGGCCCGGATGCTTGACGACGCCGCCGATCTGCCCGCCTTGGCGGAACAGGATGCCGCCATGCTGTTGCGTCGCCAGCGCGAGACCGATCACGTCTTGCGCGATGGCGATCGGCGATACGCCGACGTAGCTGTCCATGGAAATGTTCTTAATGTGGATCATGTCGTCAGGCGGGATCACCAGCCCGTAGCCGAGGCGACGCGAGTTGATGCGATACCAAAGCTCGCCGTCATCGGTGAGCATCATGGTCACGCGATCGGGCGCGATTGGCACCAGCTCGATCGGATTGGCGTCGCGGTCGCGGTCGATCACGGCGAAGCCATTGCCGCGCAGGCAGAGCGACGAAACCATATAGGAAATGAACTCGAACCACGTTTGCCAACGGTTCGGTGCGGCGAACAGTGTGTTGAGCGGGTGACGGGTCTCAATCTTCCACTTGAAGCCCGGCAGCTTACGACGCACGAACGGGTTGAGCATCGCGATGTCCTGCGACACGCAGCGGACGCACGCATAGACCGCTGCGGCCTGCAAGGCGGTGAACGGGGTAACGGGAACGCCGGTGTTGCTGGCGTAGCCGCCGAGCGCGGCGTACAGCATCGGCTGCGGCCAGCCGAGACCACCGAGGGTCGAGGTCGGGCCGCTGGCATCCTTGGCGACAGCGGGAAGCGTGAGCTTCGGCTCGCGCGGCGTGCCTTGCAGGGCGCCGTAGGGTCGCATCACCAGCCTCCGTGGTGGGACATGAGCAGTGCCAGCGCGGCGAGTTCGAGCAGCAGCAACAGGTTCATCCGAGGCTCATCAAGCCGCGCGTTTCATAGATCGAGGTTGTCGAAACCGTTTCCATGACGCGGCCGATCGCCATGATCAGCGCAACGGCGGCGTCGATCTTGTTCTCGGGTCGCGCCTTGCGCGGATACACGTTGTCGCGGGCGTCGGTGTGTCCGACCACGTTGCCGATGCACCACGCGAGCGGGCCGTTGCCGTCGTGGTGGACGCGACCGCTCCGGATCGCGGCCTCGAGTTCGCGGGTCGGTGCGCTGAAGCTTTGCGTATTGCTGCGAAACTCGTGCACCGGAACACGCGATGCCTGCAATCGTTGGGCAAGTTGCGTGGTGCGCCACGGGTCATAGGCCATCGACAGCACGTTGAACCGGCGGAACCAGTCGATCGTGTCATCCTCGATCGTTTGGAAGTCGGTTTCATTGCCCGGTGTGACGATCAGCGCGTTTTCAGCGGCCCAGCCGGGATATGAGGCGTTGCGCGCCTCCATCACGGCGGCTTCGTTGAGGTAGCAGCGGCAGAACACCGTGTAGTGCTGTTCGCCGTCGCGCATCTCGGGAAATACCGCGACCAGCGCGGCAAGGTCGGTGCGGCTGGCGAGGTCGAGGGCGATGTGACACGACTTGCCCTCAAAGTCCTCGATCCGCAGGTTGCGATCAGCGGAGTGCATCCAGTCGCGGGTCGAGAACAGCGCTTCGTCGGCGCCGATCCAGATATTCAGGTGACGGGTGAGCGCGGCGCCTTCCAACTGCGGATTATTGCGGGCTTGGCGCATGATGCCGCGTATCGCGTCGGGTTGCACCGCGAGGCCCCACCCTGGATTGGCCTTGATCCAGGTCGCTTCGTCCCACGGGTCATCGGTATCGTCGGCGGAGTAGATGATCCCGAACAGGCGGTCATCTTGTTGGACGCCTGTAATGACACGCAGCAGGTAATCCCAGATTTGCCGGCCGATGCCGGCGGTGTTGGAGGTTGCGGTGCTGATCGAGAGCAGGAACGGTTGCCGGCGCTTGCCCATCGAGGTGCGGATCACATCGTAAACCTCGCTCGTGCGGTGCGAGGCGATTTCGTCGCATACGGCGACGGTGACGTTGTGCCCATCCAGTGCTTTCGCGTCAGAACTGATCGGAACGAACTTCGATGCACTCTCGTTTTGGTAGATCGAGTTGGTCATCACACCGACGCCCCACTCGCGTTGCATTTCGGGCGAGCGGCGCACCATGTTTTGCGCGGTGTCGAACAGAATGCGCGCCTGATCGCGGGTGACGGCGGCGGCGTAGCCCTCGGCGCCCCCTTCGCCCTCGCCGAAGGTCATATACATCGCCAGCGGTGCGCTGATTGTCGTCTTGCCGTTGCCCTTGGGCACGAAAACCGCGCCCTGGCGGAAGCGGCGGGTCGACGTGCCGCGTTCCATGAAGCCGAATACGTTCGTATAGACCAACTTCTGCCAGTCCATCAGCCGGATAGGCTTGCCGGCCTCGGGGCCTTTGATGTTCGGCATCTGCTGGGCGAACAGCATGGCGAGGATCGCGGCGTCCTCATCGAACGACCATTGCGTGTCGGCCTTCTGCGACTCGGCGTAGTCGCGGAGGAACCGCTCGCAGGCGGTGCGTGCGTGGATCGAGGCCAGCGCGGGATCGTCGGCGGTGCGTTGCGCGTAGGTG